TGGGGCTGCTCTGGTGATCACATCCTTTTTTATGGAAGTACATGCTGACCCTGATGTAGCACCGAGTGATGGTCCTAACATGCTACGTTTAGAAGACTTTGAACAGATAGTAAAAGACATTGTAGCATTTAATTATAAAGGACCTATTAAATGAGTGAACGAAAAATACGTGAATGGGCATTGCCACATGTAAAAAATAGAAGAACTTATGTGGATATAGGTGCGTGTCAAGGAGACACTACTAATCCTTTTATAAGTGAATTTGAACGTGTAATAGCATTTGAGCCTAACCCTAGCGTCTTTGATAAAATTTCAGACAAAGCAGAAAAATATAATTTAGGCCTAGGCGACCAAGAAGAAGTTCTTGAAATAGTACTGCCTAACGGAATTGAACATCCTGAGCACGGTAGCATAACAAGATATAATACCGAAGAATATAAGGATCATCCGAGAGTTAAAGTTACTATTAAGCGATTAGACGATTTCAATTTTACCAATGTTGACTTAATAAAGATTGATGTTGAGCATTACGAAATGAAGGTTTGCTTAGGAGCAGAAGAGACTATTAAGAAATATAAACCTGTAGTTCTGTTTGAAAATAAAAGAAACGAAGCAGATCATGTGTTAGCTTGGTTTGAAAATTTAGGTTATAAAATAGATAAAAGAAAAAGTGATACAGTAGCATACTATGAGTAAAACAGCAATACTAATTCCGGCTAGATACGAAAGCACACGCTTTCCGGGAAAGCCTTTAGCATTATTAGATGGTGTTTCAATGATTAGACGTGTATACAGAACTTGTGTAGACAGTGGTTATGACACTTATGTACTTACAGATGACCAACGCATATATAATGAAATTGGACCTAGTTGTTACTTAGATGATGAGGAATACGATAACGGAACTGAAAGATGCGCAGGCGCTGTTAATAAATTTGATATTTTACGAAGCTACGACCAATTTATAAATGTACAAGGAGACATGCCAGATGTAAGCGTAAACATGATTGAGACATGTCTACAGCATTTGGACAACTATCCTATTGCAACCCTATACACTGAGATGAAAAAAGACTTGCAAAATGATCCAAACAGTGTTAAACTAGTACGTAGCGGTGACAAATGTTTATGGTTCGGTCGTGGAATGACTGGTTATGGTGATTGGCACTTAGGAGTTTATGGATATCAACAAGATGCATTAGAATTATATATGACATACGATATTGAACAAGAAGAACAAATAGAAAAACTAGAACAACTACGCTGGCTCAAAGCAGGTTGGGATATAGGTTGTATGCGTGTAGACTTTAACGGCATTGAAATTAATGAACCAGAGGATGTAAAGCAATGGCACAACAAAAACTTCCATTAAAAGATATCTTAGCAGCAGTTGATATGGGTGCAAAATCTGTATGGGATGAATTTACAGATGAAGAACGCAAACAAATAAGTTTCTGGTTGATGAACAGATATGCATCAAGTATAAAGGGCAATCGAGAAAAACAAGAACTTGCTATATTTAAAACAAATGAATATTATAATAAAAATTGGAACGTACTTGGTACAAGACACCCTAAACTGCAATGGCAACTATTGTGCCAAGCAGGTAACACAGGTAAATTAGAATTTCATGAATGGATTGGAATGAAACAAAAGAAATCAGCTAATTCAAAAATATCTAAATGGTTACATGAACGTTTTCCTAATATGAAAAAAGACGAGGTTGAATTACTTGCTTCAATATCTACAAAACAAGAAATCAAAGAGTATGCCGAGTCACTCGGTATGGATAAAAAAGATGTCGACATCTAAACCCTACATATGCGAATACTGTAACACAGGATACACAAGAGAAAAAACTCTTGCAGTTCATATGTGTGAACAGAAACGCAGACATCTACAAAAAAATGAAAAGCGTGTACAACTCGGGTACTACGCTTTTAATCAGTTCTACAAACTTAGTGCAGGATCTAAAAAAGATAAAACTTACGAAGAATTTTGCAAAAGTCAATATTACAATGCATTTGTAAAATTTGGAAGTTTTATATCAAACGTTAAACCGTTATATCCAGAAAAATATATTGACTATGTTGTTACATCGAGAGTAAAACTTGATCATTGGTGTAGAGAAGAAATGTATGAAAAATATGCTATTGAGCTTATTCGTAAAGAAGGAGTTGAAACTGCACTTGAACGTTCAGTAAATACAATGATGGAATGGGCTGAAGAAAACGAACCTGCACCGTGGAATCATTATTTTGCACATGTAAGTTTGAACAGAGCAGTGTGGCATATCAAAGACGGAAAGATATCGCCGTGGTTAATACTTAACTGTAAGAGCGGAAAGGAAATGTTAAGTAAGTTTAGTGATGAACAATTAGGTATGATTTATCATGTTATGGATCCAGAACATTGGTCAATGAGATTTAAACGCAATCCAAGTGATATAGAACTTGTAAAAGAGATTGTTAAGGAAGCAAATTTGTAATGCCAGATATTGATATAGATTTTGCAGATAGAAAAATACTACTTAAAAAAATTAGACATAGAGTTGCTCGTCTCAACACAGGAAAGAAACATAATACTGGCGTGTATGCTACAGAAATACCACACAACCCAATTGATAATTTATCTACTATTGATTACAAAACAGCAGAAGACAGGGGATACTTTAAATTAGATTTTTTAAATGTGTCTATTTACAAAGATGTAAAAGACGAGACACATTTAATCAGCCTAATGAGAAAGGAGCCACTATGGGAACTATTGGAGCATCAGGACTTCGTCGATCAAGTCTTTCACGTAAGCGGTCACAGCGATCTATTGAAACAATTGAAACCTACCTCGGTAGAACAATTGGCGGCGACCCTAGCAATAATTCGTCCAGCCAAAAGACATCTAGCGGACAAAGATTGGCAAACGATAATGAAAGAAGTTTGGATAAAACCAACAAACGGTGAATATTATTTTAAGAAAGCACACGCTGTTTCTTATGCAATAGCGTGTGTTGTGCATATGAATTTAATCTGTGAGGACTTAAATGTCAAAGCGTAAAGATTTATTAGATATACCTATGACTATAGAATGGAGTGGCAAAAGCAATAGGCGTCATTTCCTTTGTAATCTAATACAAAAAAATAATTTTACTTCAATGGCTGAAGTAGGTGTAAGAGACGGTAGAACTACATTTCATTTGTTAGATCAAAATTCCAACCTCACAATTTATGCTATAGATAATAATATAAATCAATTTTATAACAATGAAGTAAAAGAGAAATACAGGGAAAGATTAATTGCAATTGAAGGGAATAGTCCATTATTAGCAAATCTAATACCGCAAGTAGATTTAATTTTTATAGATGCAGATCATAGTTATCAAGGATGTTCTAGAGATATATTAGCCTACAAAAATAAAATAAAAAATAATGGATTGCTTACAGGCCATGATATAGATTACCCCGGAGTTAACAAAGCCGTAAAAGAGCTGATAGGATCGTACGATGTTGGTCCTAACAATGTTTGGATAGCAAAATGATGTGGGAAGTAGAAGATTTTAGGGGAAAGAAACCTTTAAAAGATCCCGGTCCTTGGCTAACTTGGATAGTACCTGAGAACCTTGCATTAAGATATATATTCAGGATTGCTATATGGATATATGTTATTCCATTCCTTTTGTTAGGCTTTAATTTAACACCTTTAGGTGTTCTGGTGCAGTTTCTAGTTGTAGATTATTTTAGTTACTTGCAATATAAAAAAATGAATATTTTTTAACGTTTGGGCTTTCTTATTAGCTGAACATTTTTTCTTTTTACTCTTTTTACTGACAAATTGCTTATGTTAACAGTAGGTCCAAGACTTATTTTAACATCTTTTGAATTCATTGTAACCAAACAATATTTAAAGGCTTCAATATCATTACGCAAAAATATGTTAATAGGTATTAGTCTATTAGATTCATACCACCAAGTTTCACCTAATTCTAAAAATTTTTTCTTTTCAGCTAGGCTACGGAGATTAGAATATACTAACATAGATGTAACAAATTGATCTTGGTTAGTAATAATTCCAACATATTCCTGGCCACCATACGTGACCACGCTTATAAATGGATAGTTTTCTTCTATTTCTTTTCTTAACATTGTTTCCGATAAATATGTTTATGCAGTTTACACCTAGATATTTAGTAAATAACATAGTAACAATAACAGCAAATGACGCAGGATTCGTCACGGAGTATAGACCAGTGTACCAAAGACAATTACATGTATATAGAGGCATAGACAATGTCCTACAATTCAGACTTTTGAATGCAGATCAAAAACCAATTAATGTTGCAACTTACACACCAAAGTTTGTAGCCTACGATGAAAACAATAACCTTGTAATCGAACATGACGGTACTATCAATCAACTTGACGATAGTAGTGCATCTCGCGGATTGTTTACTGTAACTGTGACTGAAAATGATTTATTAAATATAAAACAACAGTATCTTAAATATAACATTTATATTGTAGACAGTGCTAATACAAAAAAACTTACATATGTGGACAGTCATTTTGATAATAACGGAACTATATTTGTAGACAGTTATGCATTTCCAGGACCAAAAAATTCATATAACATCACACAGTTTACAGAAGAACTAGGTAACGCAGGAGACGATGATGATAACTATTGGATAAGCGAAAGTATCAGTGCCGAACCTGCAATCAATGGTAACGAAGCTCTACATACAGCAGCTATATACAGCGACAGTTATGTAGGAGACGTTGTTGTTCAAGCAACATTAGAAAATCAAGTTACTGACAATACAGCATGGGCTGATATTACAACCGTAAGTTTGTCTAACGAAACAGAACCGACACCAGTAAACTTTAATGGTGTGTTTAGTCATTTAAGATTCAAAACAACTGCTAATCCTGGAAATACAATATCTAAAATATTGGTAAGAAATTAGTTGACATTTTACACGTAGTTTGCTATAATTAAACTATGAGTATTGTCTTGGAAACACTAACTGCACATTTGCCTTCAAAGCGCAAGACTACCCCAAGTGGTTGGACTTCGTTTAATGCACCTTGCTGTCATCACAACGGTACAAGTGCAGATACACGACAGCGTGGCGGACTAATTTCTAACGGTGCAGAAGGTGTAAGTTATCACTGTTTCAACTGTGGTTTCAAAGCCAGTTGGCAACCAGGTCGTAATCTATCACACAAGATGCGCAAACTCCTGCAATGGATGAACGCACCAGATGATATTATCAACAAACTTGCACTACAGGTAATGCAAGAGAATGAAGGCACCGAAATACAAAAACGATTAGTCGCTTTGCCTAAGTTTCATACTGTGCCGTTACCAGCAAGCTCAAGACCTGTAAATGATTGGGCAGACTACTGTGCCCTTGAACCTACAGGAGTTGATCCTAATCTTGTGGCAGTGTTTGAATACATGAAGCAAAGAGACTTGTATGTTGACGACTACAACTTCTATTGGACACCTGAACTTGGTTACAGAGACAGAATTATTATTCCTTTCTACAACAAAGGCGAAGTAGTAGGTTGGACTGCACGTACTGTTAGGAAAGGCAAAAACCCAAAGTATCTCAGCGAGCAACAACCAGGCTATGTGTTTAATATGGATGACCAAAGAGAAAACAAAATCTTTGTTGTTGTGGTAGAAGGTCCAGTTGATGCAATCCATGTAGAAGGTGTAGCACTGCTAGGAAGTGAAATTAAAGATCAACAAGCATTGCTCATAAACAGTCTAAACAGACCTGTGATAGTTGTCCCTGATAGAGATGATGCAGGATCTAAACTTGTTGAACAAGCCATAGAGCTTGGATGGGGAGTAAGCATGCCCGAATGGACAAGTGATATTAACGATGTGGGAGACGCTGTGCAGAAACACGGACGTCTGTATGCATTACACAGCATAGTCAGTGCCGCTGAAACATCAGCAGTAAAGATTAGGCTGAGAGCCAAAAATTGGTTCAGAAAGGCAGAATACGCATGACAGAATTTAAAATAGGTATATTTAATTTAATTAAAAGGTTAATAGGAGGAAGCAGTCTAACACTCGCTGTAACATATACAGTGGGTCATATCGCTATAGCAATGGCTTGTAATAGAATAATTACTGGAGCAGCTCTTGACTTAGCGGCAATAGATGCTATAATAGAACCATGTATCAACGGTGTATGGTTTTATATATTACACAATACATGGAAACGGCTACAAGATAAAAGACAGTAAATGGCAACTAGACAAAACACAGATTACGGTTATGATATACAAAAGGTATATCTTGAAATGATGATGACAGATGCAGAAACATTTGTTAGATGTCAAACCGTATTTAATCCACTTGCGTTTGATAGACGATTGCAAGAAGCAGCAAAATTCTTAGACAATTATGTGTCTGAGCATAATGCTATGCCTACATTTGATATGATCAATGCTGCAACAAAGTCTGATTTAAAAGATCCAGGACAGCTCAAAGAAGAACATTTAGATTGGCTGTTGTTGGAGTTTGAAACATTCAGTAGGCATAAAGCATTAGAAGCGGCAATACTCAAAGGTGCCGACTTACTTGAAAAAGGTGAGTATGGTCCAGTTGAAGACTTGGTCAAGAAGGCTGTACAGATTGGACTACAAAAAGATCTTGGTACAGACTATTGGAAGGATCCTAAAGCAAGACTTGAAGCAATCAAAGACAACAACGGACAAGTAAGCACAGGCTGGGCAAGCCTTGATAAGAAATTGTTTGGTGGATTCAACAGAGGCGAGCTTAATATATTTGCTGGAGGATCCGGTGCAGGTAAGAGTTTGTTCTTGGCAAACTTAGGTGTCAACTGGGCAAGCATTGGAATGAATGTGTTGTATCTAACACTTGAACTTTCAGAGAACTTGGTTAGTATGCGTGTTGATGCAATGGTGACTGACATTCCAACAAGAGATATATTTAAGAATATCGATGATGTTGAAATGAAAGTTAAGATGATTGGCAAAAAGTCGGGTGCATTCCAAGTCAAGTATATGCCGAGTGGCAAGACGCCAAACGACATTAGAAGTTATATTAAAGAATATGAAATTAAAACAGGCAAAAAAGTTGATGTACTGCTAATTGATTATTTAGATCTGCTTATGCCAAATGGTGCGAAAGTTAGTGCAGAGAACTTGTTTATCAAAGACAAATATGTTTCAGAAGAACTTAGAAACTTAGCTATGGAACTGAATACAGTATTTGTTACAGCGGCGCAGTTGAATAGAGGTGCTGTAGAAGAAATTGAGTTTGATCATTCGCACATCTCAGGAGGACTATCTAAGATACAAACAGCAGACAATGTGATTGGTATCTTTACAAGTAGAGCAATGCGTGAGCGTGGTAGATATCAGATACAGTTGATGAAAAC